TTTGTGTACGCTGCAATGATGCAGCCCACAGCCAAGGAGTAGATCCACATGAGAACTCGCCAATTAGTCCGTTTTCTGGAAGAGATTCCAGGGTATAACGGGCCTATAGCTTGTTTCTTTTGTGGAAACTTGCTCTACGGCCGTGATGCGCTCCGGATGGAACTTCCGGATACACAAGGTAGTTCGGCATAGCCGGACAAACACCGCAGATTAGGAGTAACCTGAGTGCCTAGTATTATCGTTTGGGACCAGAACGAGACCGTCGAGGAAATCCTCGAAGGTTACTGGTCTGGCTCCATGCATGATGAGAGGTACTACTACTCAGTTCCAAGAGGAGTGAGTAGCAGGTCTACACCTACGTCTTCTGACGGACATCACCCTACGTGGTACTCCCGTGAGGAAGTCCACACTGTAAAGGAGTCGCCCTATAAAGTGCGAACCCGATACAGTAACAGTAACGGTGAACTGGTCGAAGATTCTCTTCGTACACAGTATATGTCCGTTCGCGTTAGCGCACCACACACGTGGGGCTGGCCTCCCGGATGGGAAGGTCAAACCTCGAATATTGAGGCTCGAAGTATCACTAAAGCGCGCGAGCGCCTGCGTGATCAAGAGTCCTTTAATATCGGAGTTGCTATCGCTGAAGCGAAGAAGACGGCAGAGATGCTCGCTTCTGTTAGTTCTCGGTTAGCATCTGCAACCGAGCAAGCACGACAGTGGTGGAGTAGGAAATCTGGCCGAGCCCGTAAGGCCGCGTTAGCGACCTCTGGGGCTTGGTTGGAAGGGTATTATGGGTGGGGTTCCCTCGCTCGTGATGCCTTCGCTTTAGATGCTCGTCTTCGACGGCAGCTAAACGAACCACTTCTTATCTCTTCTTCTTTTGTGAGTCGCCATACTGATGAATTTCAGGAGGGCGGCCCATGGAATGGGAAGAGTAAATGGGAAGTTCTCGCTAAGGTTGGATACACGGCCCGGATAGAAGACGAGTTCGCTCGTCAACTAGATGGGTGGGGGCTTTTAAACCCCCTTGAGGTTGCTTGGGAACTCGTTCCCTTCTCCTTCTGTGTTGATTGGTTAATTCCAATTGGCAACACGTTATCCAGCATTACGGCTACAGCCGGTCTGCGGTTCCACCATGGGTATATGACCACACGCCATACCTTCGATTATCAACGAAGGTACACGTCCCCTTACTCTGGGGAAGTCGTTGAGGATGCAGGTCTCCTGCATACCACAATGAAGCGGATGGATCGTAGGGTGCTTTCGGGCTTCCTACCTCCGCAATTATATGCGGAAGAAAACCCATTTCGGGGGCCTCGCATTATCAATGCGATCGCCCTCCTCACTCAGACCATCTTGGGCCGTCGGTCCTAGGTTGTTTGAAACCTGTGGTTGACAATCCCGTCAATCACAACGCGCTGCTTGCGCACTATGAAAGGGCAATTATGCCTGCTATTGCATCGGTATCTGTCTCTGACGGTACCAATCCCCACGTCTTTACGCCGCGGGGTGTCGACAACTCGGGTCTTGCGACCCTGGTAAAGTCGTCTGGTGTGCCGATCGCTGATGAGCGATTGACGGTCCAGCGGTCTCGTACCGCAAACGGTCGGGAGAAGGCGACGTTCAAGTTCGTCATTCCCACTGTTGTGACCGAAACGGTGAATGGTGTTTCGCGTCCCAGTGTTCAACGCACTGCGTACGTCGACATCTCCTTTGCATTCGATGGTACGTCGAGTGAAGCCGAGCGTAATGTCGCTCGCCAGCTCGTGTATTATCTGATGGCCACTGATATGGCTATCGGGGTCATCGATGACCTCGAGTACGTCTTCTAACGAAGGCGTGTTCGATAGCAAAGGGCCACTCTATGCGACTCTCGTACTGGCTTTATCGCTGGTTTCGATTGTTGTTGTGATGCTGGCATTCATCTTGTCCGGGTCAGTGACCCGGTCAGTCATGATTGGAGAACCACGTGACAACGCACAAACCTCGTCGCGAGAATTCATTTCGCGAACCGAGATTACCAAGCGACCTAACCTCGACACTGATAGAAAGGATAATGGCCCTACCGGAGTCCGCGAAAGCGGACTACCTTAAAGGCCATTTCTTATCTAAATTCGTCTCTAGTGAGACGGATCCGGCCTCTCTCCGACGCTCTAGAGCGCTAGAGAAGTGGCTCCTCACTGAGGAGCGAAACGCCGAAACCGAAGTAAGACTAGCTTTTACCCCCCTGGAACAATCATTGCTTCCGGGGGTGTCTTACGATCGGTTTGTGTCGAAATGCCAACAAATGGTTGTTGACATTATCGGTGAGACGCCTCCTATTGATGCCCTTATTGGGGCATTCTCTGGAGGGGCGTCTACGAGTCGTGGGCGTACTATGAGCCATCCGGCTTTTAAGTACGTCGGTAGAGCACACGCCACATCACGCTGTTTGGAGCTTCTCCCCCTTTTGGAGGAGGAGTGCCCCTTATGGTTTGGTGACAGGGCGGTGTCAGATATTAAATTTGACATCGTTCCGGGGAATGTGTTTTTCACGGTCCCAAAGAAAAGCGATATCGATCGGGTTGCTTGTAAAGAACCCGATTTGAACATGTTCATCCAGAAGGGTATAGGGGCGCACTTCCGTGCGTCCTTGCGCCGAATCGGGATAAACCTCAACGATCAGTCGATAAACCGATCGTTGGCTCGGATAGGGTCAATTTCCAATGACCTTGCTACGTTGGATCTTTCCAGCGCTAGTGATTCTGTCACGCGAGAAATCGTGTGGCAGTTTCTTCCTGAGACCTGGTTCACCCTCCTTGACTCTGTTAGGAGTCATGTCACCGTCATCGATGGTGAAGAACATCGCAACTGTATGTTTTCGTCGATGGGGAACGGTTTTACATTTGAACTAGAGAGCTTGCTCTTCTATGTTCTGGTGCGAGCCGTTTCTTATTTCACGGGAACACGCGGAGTTGTATCTGTGTACGGTGACGACATTATTTGTCCGTCAAGCTCCGTAGCAGACGTGGTGACGATCCTCGAGTACTTCGGCTTCTTGGTTAACACCGATAAGTCATTTACCGATGGTCCAATCCGCGAAAGCTGCGGGGGTCATTATTTACATGGGTATGATATTACTCCTTTCTATCTTCGGAAACCTATCTCTCGTGTTACCGAACTCATTGATATAGCTAATAAGCTGCGTCAGTGGGCCGGTGAGGGATCTGAGGCTCATCCACTCCAGCTGCTCTCCCTCGAGGTTGAGCAGATTTGGATCTGGTTGAAGTCCTTTGTTCCGAGGAGTCTTTGGGGTGGTGGTGACCTCCAGTTTATGTACCAGCTTGCGTCTTACGACGATCCCCATTCACGTCTCGTGGAAGAGACGGAGAAGAAGGGAACTGGTCCTGGTGGTTACCTTATGTGGCATAACGCCATGATGGGACGTACCAATCCAAGTGACGGTGTTGAGACTTCGTCTTACAACCGTTCACTTGGTAAACTCCGTATACGGAGGGTACGATCTACCGTGAAGCCGCGTTTACCTCAGCTATTTCTGCATGAGATGGTTGGCGTACCGGTAGAATAGGACGCATGTCCTATCCGTCTCTGACGGTGGGAGCACA